CGTAACGCAGGCTGAAGGCGAAAGCCAGCAGCAGGCCAATGCAGACGACAACGAAGGCCAACAGCAGGGCGGACAAAAGACCGTTCCGCATGAAGCCCTCCACGCCGAGAAGCAGAAGGTCAAGCGTTACACCGAGGAAGTATCGAGCCTCCGTCAAGAGATTGCGGACCGCGATGCTGCTTGGGAGCGGCGAATTACGCAGCTGATTGATGCGCAGAAGCCGAAGGCAGAACCTCAACAGAAGCCGGATTGGTTTGAGAACCCGGAAGCCGCAACGCAACACGCTGTGCGGGAGACGATAAGTCCTCAACTCGATCAGGTCACGACAACCTTGATGGCCACCTCTCAGATGGTGGCAGGCATCAAGTACGGCGATGACAAGGTGGCGGAGGCAGAGCAGGCGTTTCTTGACGCGATGCGAAGCCAGAAGCTCGATCCAGCAGATTATCACAAAGTGGCAAACAGCCCGAACCGCTATGCGGCGGCTGTTCAGTGGCATCAACGCCAGCTTGCTCAAGCAGAGATCGGTGACGACCCGGCGGCCTACAAGGCCAAGCTGGAAGCCGAGGTGCGTGAGAAGGTTTTGGCAGAACTTCAGCAGGGCGACGGCCAGCAGACGCAACAGCGTCAGGCCGCGATGCCCTCCAACTTCGCATCGGCCCGCAACGTGGCCAATCGCAGCGCCGGTCCCGCGTGGTCCGGGCCTGCATCCATTCAGGACATCTTCAAGCGATAACCCGCCGTCACGACGGCGCGCGAACAGGTGTCCGCATCCGAAAGGATAGACATCCATGGCTGACTCTCGTGTAGCCTCTGGTCTCACTGTCGAACAGTGGGACGACAAGTTCTTCACCGAATACCTGACCGAAAACCGCTATTCCGGCGAAATGGGTACGGACGAAAGTTCGATTATCCAGGTCAAGGAAAACCTGACCAAGAAAAAGGGCGACCGCGTTAATTTCGCGCTCGTCAATAAGCTGACCCAGGATGCGATCACCGGTCGCGACGTTCTGGAAGGCAACGAAGAAGACATGGCCTCGCGCTCGTGCGAAGTCACTGTCAACAAGCGCCGTAACGGCGTTCGCGTCGCTGAAATCGATGAGCAGTATTCGGCAATCGGCCTCCGTGAGGCTGGCCGCTCGGTCCTCAAGGAATGGTCCCTGAAGGATACCGAAACGCTCATCACCAAGTCGCTCGGCACCATGACTGACGGTACTTCCGTCATCAACATGCACGCCACTGATGTGGCCGCTGGCGGCAACCAGACCGCGCTTGACGCATGGCTGGTGAACAACAGCGACCGCGTGTACTTCGGCAACAACGCCTATACGGCAAAGACTGACTTGTCGGCTGGTCTGGCGACGTTGACTAACGCGACCGCGACCGAGAACTTCACCTCGGTAAACGCCAAGGCCATGAAGTTCATGGCGACGGTGACTGCGAACCCAAAGATTCGCCCGATCCGTGTCGATGCATCGAAGGGCCGCCGTTACTTCATCGCGTACTGCCACCCGCTGGCTTTCCGCGATTTGCAGGCGGACACCACGATCACGCAGGCACAGCGTGAAGTGAAGCTTGAGATGGAGAACAACCGTCTCTTCCAAGGCGGCGATCTGCTCTGGAACGGCATCATCTTCAAGGAAGTGCCGGACATGTACGACATCAACACCCTTACCAATCTGGGCGACTCCAGCACTTCGACCGTTGTGCCGGTGTTCCTGTGCGGTGCGCAGGCTGTTGGCGCGGCATACGCAAAGCGCTGGACCTCGAAGGAACAGACCTTCGACTACGGCGACAAGCGCGGCGTGGCTATCGAGTCGATCTACGGCATCGAGAAGCTGACCTTTGGCACGGGCGGCAGCGACCGCACGACCCCGAAAGACTTCGGTGTTGTGACCGGCTTCTTCTCCGTCTCGGCAACCTCGTAAGGAGTCTGACACATGGCTATCGGAACTGTTGCTTCCGCTCAGGTTGCCTCTGGCAAGCCTGTAGCGGGCCATGGCTTTGCGGGAAACCTCAAGGTCGCTTATGGCACGTATAACATTGGCTCTGCGGTTGCGCAGAACGACGTTATCCAGATGTGCCGCACCCCAAAGGGCGCGGTCATTCTCGACGTTGCCATCTTCGGTCAGGACATCGATACGGGCACGGAAGCGCTCGACTTCGATGCTGGCTACGCCGCGAACGGCGTGGACGCTGCTGACACCGATGCTTGGGGCGTGTTCGTGAACGTCACCGGCGACGGTATCGGAAACGACACTGTAGGCGTGCGATTGTTCGGCGCTGGCGTCCTTGCGTCTGGCGGCCCGAAGACTCTGGGCGCGGAGACCGTGCACCAGATCATCTTCAACGCAGCGGCGAACGCAGGCGGGACTGGCCGCCTGAATATGCTGGTCTACTACATCATCCCGTAAGGGATCGCGGGCGGGGGCTTCGGCTCCCGCCTTTTCTCGTTTGAGGGCCGCGCATGTCCAAGACAGCCGACAATCTCGTCTATGAGGTCGCCGCAATTCTCGGCAAGGCTGTTGCCGGTGAGGCGCTTGGCCAGCCGGAATACGACACAATCGACAATAACATTGATCCTGTTCTCGCTGAGATTGAGAACATTGTCTATGTGGGCGACCGCGACGACATTCCGGATCGCTATTTTCAGACCATTGCGCGGTTGGTTGCAGTTCATTCGGCAGCGAAGTTCAGCAACGCCACCGTCGATCTCGTGGAAGTGACGAAGCACGAGAACCGGCTTCGTGATCTTGCGGCCTCGCAACCGACATACCAAACGCAGAAGGCGGTCTATTACTAATGACCGCAATCCCGTTCCCCTTGCTGTCCGCACCGGGGCGAAAGCCACAGTCAGCGGGCGGCAGGCTTATCAATTGCTTCCCTGAGAAGCTGAGCGGGACGGCTGGCGAGCAATACATCTATTGGCGCGCGCCGGGGCTGAAAGCATTCGGCACGAGCGGCGGCGTTACCTTTCGCGGCGCGCTTCAAGTCGGCAGCACGGTTTATGCCGTCATCGACGATACCGCGTACTCGTTCTCATCATCGGGCGGGGCAGGAACGCCGCTTTCCGGGACTGTTCCCGGCACTGCTCCGGTCATCATGGCGCGCGATAACGCGGCGACGCCGCACATCGCCATTGTCTCACCAGGCGATGGCGTGGTGCAGATCGCGAGCGGTTCGGTTTCTTCGTGGCCGGATGCTGATGTTGGACAGCCCAACGCTGTCGAGTTCATGCGTGGCGCGTTCTTCTTCACGTATGGCGACGGTAAAATCCGCAACTCTGGCATCAATTCGACCAGCATCAACACGCTGGACGTTGCGACGGCAGAATCAAAGCCAGACACGCTCTATCGCCCGATCCAGTTGGGCAATGGCCAAATGCTTATGGTCGGGTCGTCATCCTCGGAAGTCTGGGGCGGACAGTTCAACGATACAGGCTTCTTGCTGAATTACGTCGCCACGATCCCGCGCGGCATTGTCGGGCCTTATGCAATCACCGGCTCTCAGGACGGCTGGGGCAAGGGCCTGTTTGCTGTTGGTGACGACCTGAAGGTGCATCGCCTTGATGGCTATCAGTTTACGCCGATCTCGCCTGTTGAGCTTGATACGCTTATCGAGGCGGAAGAGGATCGCACTGCGATTAGCATTTCGGTCTATGTGGCGCAGGGCAGGGGCTACGTCGTAGTCCAAGGCCCTACGTGGTGCTGGGAGTTCGATACGGTCCTGCAAAGCTGGCACGAGCGCCAGAGCCATTTGCAGAGCTACTGGCGCGGCATGTTGCCGTTCCCGGCCTTCAACAAGTGGTTGTGCGGTGATCGCGCATCGGGCGATGTGCTGGAGATCAGCGCCACGACGCATGACGAAACTGGCGATCCGCTCAGGATGAGGGTTGAAACGGGGCCGCTAGGAGCGTTCCCGCAAGTCCTGCGGATCAATGGCATTGAGCTTTATCTAACCAAAGGCGTCGGTATCGCCACGGGCACGGACCCTGTGCAGACCGATCCTGACGTTGAGATTTCGATTTCCCGCGATGGCGGCACGTCATGGAGTCCGGGCAGGCAAATTAAGGTTGGCCGTCAATCGTTGACAGCCGGTCGCGTGAGTTCGGCGCTGTGGGGTCAGGCAGAAGTGCAAGGCGTTCGCTGGCGCTTCGATGAATCGAGTAATGTGCCGTTCGGCTTTATGGGCGCAGATATGCAGGCTGAGGCGCTTCGCTGATGGCTCGCAAAGTAACGATCCCCGGTCAGAATGTTCCCATTCAGATCGGCAACGCGATCAATCCTGACTGGTATCTCGTTCTCAAGTTTCTAGAGACGCTTCAGCCGCTCTCGGATGTGGACTTTGCGGCGATTGATGCAGCGATTGCTGCCAAGTCGGACATTACGCGGACCATCAATCCGCAGACGGGAACGTCTTACACGTTTGTTCTGTCGGACGCAGGGATTATCTGCGAGTTCTCCAATTCGTCGCCTGTTACGGTGACGGTGCCGCCAAATTCGTCCGTGGCCTTCCCCGTTGGGACACAGATCGAAGTCACGCAAACCGGAGCGGGTAAGACCACACTGGCGCAAGGCTCGGGCGTCACGATTACGTCGCTTGCGAGCTACAAGTCGATTGCGGGGCAGTACGCAAGCGCCACGCTCTACAAGCGCGCAACGGATACCTGGCAGTTAAGCGGGAGCCTGATCGCGTGAGCCATTTCGGGCTTGGGCTGATCTCAAGCAATGGCGTGCCCGGCAATGACGTCTTCACGAAAATCCTGCTGCACATGGATGGCAGCAACGGCGGGACGACGTTTACGGATGTGAATGCTGGCGGCTCATCTCACACGTGGACGCCAACGAACGCAACGACCAGCACGTCGGCGGCAAAGTTCGGTCCGTCGTCAATGCTCGGTTCTGCTGGCTATATCACGACGCCAGCGCACTCTGATTTCAATATCGGCACGCAGGACTTCGCGGTTGATTTTTGGTTCAACAACAATAGCGTCGGGTCAACAGGCTACGGATTGTGCGGTCAGATTGACAGCGGCGGAACAGCCATATCGACTTCGTTTGCGATGTCTCGCTTCAGCGGGGCCGGGGTTATTGCAGTTAACATCATCAATGTTGGTGGTAGCTCTCAGATCACCCTGACAACTACTACTGGCTTTTCCTCTACGTTGACATGGAATCACATTGCACTAACGAAGTCAGGCACAACGTTCCGCCTGTTCGTCAATGGAATTCTGGAAGATACGAATACGCTTTCATCTGTTAATGCCAGCACACGTCCATTCACAATAGGTCGCTTAGGTGACTCCGGCACGGGATTCTCTGCGCGAATTGACGAATTCCGTCTATCGGTTGGAACGGCGCGGTGGACTGCGAACTTCACGCCTCCTGTAGCGGCGTATTCTTAAGGACACATCATGGCAGGATTTTTCGACACCCTCTTCGGAGGCGGGGCGGAGCGTGAGGCTGCGGACAAGAACCGCGCTCTTTACGCTGACTATCTCGCCAAGGGCACGTCAGCGCTCGATAGCGGCCTCGCCAATTCCAAGACGGCGCTGGACAACGCAGGCGGCATCTATGGCGGCTTGCAGAATAAATACGGCGCTGGCACGTCGCTCTATCTCGATGCGCTGGGCGTCAATGGTGCTGACAAAGCCACAGCGGCGCAATCTAACTTCACGAACAACCCCGGCAACGATGCCGCGATCACTGCTGGCCTCGATACGCTTAATCGTCGCCGTGCTTCGGCTGGGATGCTCGATAGCGGCAATGCCGATCTTGACGCGCTGACGTTCGGCCAGAACCTTCAGAACCAGCAGTACGGCGGCTGGCTTGATCGTCTTGGTGGGCTTGTCAGCCCGGAGGTTTCGGCTGCAGGCGGTGCTGCAGGCAATCAGACCAATATTGCGAACCTCTATCAGAACGACGCGACAAACCGCATTGGCCTGCAGGGCAACTACACGTCAGGCAACGTAGGCGCGAACAACTACGAGGCGGCTGGCGCTTCGGCTGGTGCGAAGAACCTTTTGGGCGGCGCTCTGTCTCTGGCTACGCTCGGGACCAGTTTGGCTGGCGGCGGAGGCGGCCTTGGCAGCCTGTTCAGTGGAGGATCAGGTGGCGCATTTAACGCTACTGATCGCGCCCTCAACAATCGTCTTTTCCCCGGATACGGAACGGGAGTTTAATGCATGGCTGTTGCACCGCTTCAGCTCCCCGGCTATGCCGCTCCGCAGTCGCTGGACTTCACCTCGCTGGCGAATTTGGGGCAGGTTTATAAGACGGCTCAGAATGAGCGGGGACTTCGAGATGCTTTTGCGGGCGGCGTTCCAACGGATGCCGCGGGGCTCGCGCAGCTTGGCGCTCAGGTCGGGGCGTACAACCCGCAGCTTGGCCTGTCCCTCGCGCAGCTCGGCATGAACGCCGGGCAGCGTGAGCAAGATAGAGAGCGGCAGGCGCGACTTGATGAGCGCCAGCTTTCGCGTGATGCACAGGCGCAGAAGAATGCTGATAGGGCGTTTGGCCTTCAGCAGCGACAGTTCGAGGAAAGCCAGGATTACTCGCCACAAGAGCGGGCGAAGATGGCGGCTCAGTACGGGATCGATCCGCAGTCGCCGCAGGGCCGCGCTTTCATTCTGACGGGGAAATTACCGGACGCCGAAGGAGCCAACGCGGCATCGCTGACGCCGGTCTATGGCGTCGGTCCAGACGGCAAGCCAGCGATGGTGCAGCCAACAAAATCTGGCGTTGCGGTTCAAACCAAGCTGCCAGAGGGGTTTCAGATTTCGCGCGATCCTATTCGCGTTGATCTTGGAACGCATATTCAGCTTCTTGATCCTCAGACCCGTCAGCCCATTGGCGTCATGAAGAAAGACGTTGCTGGTGTTGAGCAAGCAAAAATCGAGGGTGATGCTCGCGGTACAGCAAATGTTGCGCTCCCGCAGGTTGAAGCATCTTCTCAGCAGATACTGAAAACAATCGATGACATTGAGAAACACCCAGGCAAGCAATATTCGCTCGGAATTTATTCGAAGCTTCCGACTGTACCCGGCACGTCTCAAGCAAATTTCCGTGCTGCGGCGGGGCAGTTAAAGGGGCAGACCTTTCTTCAGGCGTATCAGACGCTCAAGGGCGGCGGCGCTATTACCGATGTTGAAGGCGCGAAGGGAGAAAATGCCCTCGCTCGCCTTGATCAGGCACAAACAACAGAAGCATACGACGCAGCGTTGAATGACTTCAAAACGGTCATCAAGGCTGGAATTGAGCGAGCGCGAGCAAAAGCAAAGGGCGTTGGCGCAGCAGCTTCGCCTGATTCCACCGCTGCAGACCCACTCGGAATCCGATAATGCCGACCATTGCTGAAGTTCGCCAGAAATACCCGCAGTATAGCGATATGTCAGACGGGGATTTAGCAGGCGCGCTCCATGCGAAATACTATTCGGATATGCCCCGAGCGGAATTTGACAAGAAGGTTGGTCTGTCTGCTGACGAAAAAATCGCTCCGGAACAACAAAAGTTTGACGCAGAGCCAGCCGATCATGGATTAGCAGAGCGACAAAAACTTTCTGCAGTCGAGAAGGCAATAAATCCCATCACAAGTTATCCGGCCACTTACGACCGGATGAACAAAGAAGCCCGTCACCAAGTTTCAGAAGGCTTGGACGAAGTTGCGAACTCCCCCACGGTCGGGGGGAAGGCTTGGGGCGCTGGGAAGGCCGCGCTTGGCGCTGTTGGTTATGTCGCGTCACCGATTAACGCTGCTTACCGGAGCATTGTTGGGCAACCCGTTGAAGACGTCACCGGCATCCCGCGAGAATACACTGAATTTGCCGCACAGCTTGCAACTCCTGGAATAGGGTTCACGGGGAAAGCGCCAACGCCTTCGGTCGCTCCTGCAAAAACGTTAGGGCCGGGCCAGGAGGTCGTGCAGGCGGCCACAAGGTCGGTGCCGGAAGGCACTGCTGTTACTCAAGCCGCGACGCGTCTAGCAGATGTTACGGGCGCGCCCGTAAACGTCCCTCTTGCGATTTCGAGTGACAGTACGGCGGTCCAGCGGATCGGGCAGGGTATTAAGAATATCCCGGTAGTTGGCGATCAAATTCCACAAGCGATGGGTCGTCTTGTTGAAGACCTTGGCGGCTCTGTCCAGTCCGTAGCCAATCAATTCGGTGCCGGAAGCGGTCCAAATGTGGCGAACAGGATTGGCCGCGTCATTGGCGAAGCCGCCGATGCAGAAACAGCAGCCGCGCGAAATGCGGCTCAACGGTCTGACGCGGCGGTGCTGGCTGACTGGCAGCGCTCGACCGATGATGCTGGGAATGTTATTTCATCGCGCGAAACTGCTGCTTTGCAGCGCGCTCGTGATGCTGTCGGAGATATGTCTCCGCAGGATATGGGAGCGAACCTGATCGCCCGGCTCCGTGCTGGAGAGCAGGAAGCTCGCGCTACCAAAGATCGTCTTTACGGCATTGCCGGAAACAGCGATGCGTCTGTGCGTGCTGATGCTGTCAGCGGTATCCGCTCTCGTGTGGCTCAGACTCTGGAGAATGATGGCCGCGTTATCGACGGTGTTTTGACCCCTGCATCATCCCGGATGATGGATGAGTTGCAGCGTTTGTCTGGCCTCAATATCGAGAATAGAGCGGTTGGGGCGCGCGTGCCAGTTGCTGGCGGCGAGGCTCCGACGCGTGCGGCTGTTAGCGCACAAGGTATAGAGCAGGTTCGTAAGCGTTTGAATGCCATGTCGCAGGCGGCCACGAACGACGCGGATCGCTCCGCTGCGCGACAGATCATTCGCGAATTCGACAATTGGCAGTCCGACGCATTCGACAGCGCGCTCTTTTCTGGCAGCGATGAGGCATTGTCAGCGTTTCGACAGGCCCGTGCGGCTAACACAGAGTGGCGGCAGAGGTTCGGATTTAACGCCCGCGACGATGCTGACAGGATCGTCAATCGCATCGTGACAGGTGAGGTGACCCCGCAAGAAGTCTCAAACTGGCTTGTTGGCGCTTCCCAGGTTGGCGCGAAGGGCGTGTCATCTCGCCTACTGACGCGCATTGCAGAAGCCACTGGCGGCGACGCAGAGGCCATGCAAGCCATTCGCGGGGGTGTCTGGAATAGGCTCTCGCAAGCGACTGAAGGCGCGACCGCAAAGGCACCAGAGCGCGTTGCGAGTGGCATCAACGAGTTTTTGAACGGCTCCGGTCGTGACGTTGCAAATCGTCTTTTTACGGCGGAGCAACGCGGGATCATGTCAGCATATGCCGACACTCTGAGGCGGGGCGATCAGGCTCGCACTATGTTGGCCGAGGTTGCGCGGAATACAAAGCCTCAGGCGATGGAAGTTGGCATTGGTCCGATGCAAGACCTCGCCAATACGGTTCTTGGCCGTGGCGGGAAGACCGATGAAGCTCTTTTCGCGGCGATTAATGCCTACGCCAAGTCTGGCGGGAGGGGCGACATAGCAACGCTATCGCGGATCATGCGCGCGATCCCGCAGCAAGATAAGGGCGATCTCGCAGGAGCAATCGTGAGCGGAATCGGCACTTCGCCCCGCACCGGACAGTTCTCCACCGATGTCTTTGCGTCACAATGGCAAACGTATACGCCGCAAGCGAAAGCTATTTTATTTGGAAATGCAGGGGCGCATCGACAGGCGCTTGATGACATAGCGACAATTTCGACCCGCTTGAAGGAAGTGGGACAGCGTTACGGGAACCCGTCAGGGACAGCGCAAACACGGAACATATTTACGCTCGCTGGCGGCCTCATGTTCGCGCCTGGTGTAACTATCCCGGCTGCTCTCGGTGGCGCGGTTGGTGCGCATATCCTTGCTTCTCCTGCGGGAGCGTCAAGCGCCGCGCGATGGATGAAGTCATACGAGGCAGTTGCGAAAGCTCCTTCCAGCCGAACAATTGCCGCCTACACGATTGCGTCACGCAATCTGGTCAACACCGCGCGATCTGTTGGGGGTGTCAGTGCAGAGCATGACGTGCTGCGGGCGATTCAGGGTCCGGTGCAGGGTCGCGCCCAAAACGAACAACCAGAACCCGAACGGGTAATCAATCGCTAGCCACGCAAACGCGAGGCAACCAATCCAGATCAGCCGTCCCTTGGGGCGGCTTTTCCTTTTTCGGAAAGAACTAGATGGCTGGTTCAATTTCGCTTTCGCTGTCTCAGCAGTTCGATGAACTCGGCAGCCCTCTAAGTGGGGGCAAGCTGTACTTCATTCAAGCTGGCACCACGTCCACGCCCCAGAACGCCTATTATGACACGGATTTGACTCTTCCGCTACCCAACCCGGTGACGTTGGACGCTGCCGGGCGGGTACCTGCCTTCTATTTGGCTGACGGGCAAATCAAGGTCCGCCTGACCAGCGCGACCGGCGTTACCCAGATCGAACAGGACAACCTGCTGGTGATAGGGCCTTCGTCTGGCGGCGGCGGCGGCGGTACCGTTGATCCAACGACC